ATGTTTTCCAGGTCATCAATCTTTCTGATCTTGCCAACGTTGACAGCAGACAAAATGCAGAGAGCAATCTCACCAGCGTCCTCATCAATATGATTGATAGGATCAGTAGGCAGAGTGATCTCTTGACACAGGTTAGACATGTTCACTTTGTCCTTGAAGGAAGAGTGATCATTACAGTGATCGATGTTCATCAGATAAACACGACCAGTTTCAGCACGCTCCTTCAACAGATTCAGGATCAGTTCCTGTGCAGGTACGGTCCTACTTGGGATGCTGGTGTCTGCCTCGTATTTGGTGTAAAGATTATCAAAAGCGGGAGTCCCAAAAGAATCGTATAGACCAGGAACATCGTGAGGACTGAAAAGAGTGATGGTCTCATTTCTAATAAAACGTTCATAGAACAGTTTACTCAGTTGAATAGAGTAGTCAAGTTTGCGAACACGATTGTCCTCAGTTCCCTTATTGTTCTTTAATACTAGGATGTCTTCGATTTCTTGGTGCCAGATTGGGAAGTGGACAGTCGCGCTTCCGCCTCGTATGCCATTTTGAGTGCAGCATCTGACAGTGCTCTCAAACTTTTTGAGGAACGGAACAACACCTGTGTGTTGAACTTCTCCGCCTCTGATTTTACTGTTGATGCCACGGATTCTACCCGCGTTGATACCGATGCCCGCCCTTTGTGCAACATACTTGCCGATAGCCATATCAGAAGTAAAGATGCTATCGAGGGTGTCATCAACATCAACAAGAACACAGCTAGCAAATTGTCGAAGTGGAGTTCGCACCCCTCCCATGATAGGTGTGGGAATGTTGATGAGGTGCTTTGAGATTGCGTCGTAGTATCGTCTGACGTATTCAAGACGAGTCTCCTCTGGATATTTTTGGAAGAGAGTTGCAGCAATTAGCATGTACATGAACTGGGGAGTTTCAAATACTTCGCCGCTACTCCGATCCTGTACCAGGTATTTATCTGCTACCTGACGAATGCCAGCATATGTGAACAAATAGTCACGATCATGGTCAATGTATGAGTCCAGGATCGCCCACTCGTCGTCGCTGTATGCCCCTGCAAGGGTCTTGTCATAGACTCCGAGCACAATACCCTTGTCTACCTGAGTTTTTAGGGTGGGGTGAGAGTCAGGATGCGCCTTGTACACTGACTTCCTAAGAGAAAACAGCAGCAAACGTGCTGCCACAAACTGATAGTTAGGTGCGTCCAAAGAGATCAAATCATTTGCAGACTTGATAAGGATCTCTTGAATATCTTTTGTTTCGATACCGTCGAAGAATTGCAGGTTAGCATTCATCTCTACCTGAGATTCACTAACACCTGCAAGATCACGACAAGCGTGCTCTACCATTTGATGAACCTTTTCAAGATTCAGGGGCGTGCTGTGCCCGTTACGCTTGACGACGTTGATGGTCATACTTTTTTCCAATCGGTAAATTTAAGTTGTGCCTCTAATCCAGAGAAAGTATTGTCTTTAATTATAGCAGAAGGATTTAGTCCTTGCAATACCATGTCATTGATGTCCTTGCAAGTTACGGACGTTGGCCAGATGACCACCTTCTCCTTGCTTCTGATGGCAGCGTCAATCCGCTGCACGATTTGTCTGTTACGCGGTTCGTTGTCGAAAACCCAGACCCGATCTCGATAAGGAAGAGTGCTGTGGTCAACATCGCTGCCACACATAGCAACAGCATTGGTAATGAAAGCACTGTCGAAGGGTCCTTCTGTGACATAAATCGTTTCCTCAGAGTTTACATGGTCTTGTCCAAATAGTTTGAGTCTGTCCTCAAACATTACTGTGATGTATCGTAGCGTGCTTGTTGGATCCATAGAGCGACCTTGGATTCCAAACCAAACACCGTCCTCACCAATGAGAGGGATAATAATTCTAGGTCGATCATTCTGTAATGAATCGAACGTATGCTTTTGACTGTTTACCCATCGCTTGAACCTATCGGCATAGTAAAACCGCCCCAGTTGTTCTTCTGGGATTTGACGGTTGAGGAGATATTGTTTCGCTGGGTGTTCATTATTTAGATCAGATATCTTTTTCAGATCTTGTGCTCTGTTAGTAAACCGTGGTTTACTATCTGGCAATACAATCTCTTCCACGGTGCTACCTTTACCAGTGCGACCTTGGCGATACTTTTCTAGTTGATACTCAGAGTATACCTCTGGTGCAATCTCTTTCAGGAAGTTAGCACAGGTTCTACCGATGCCACAGTTGTGACACTTGTAGACCATACGCTGCTTGATCATAAAGAAATATCCGCGTGCCTTATTCTTGTGCTTCTGTGAGTCACCACAGTAAGGGCAGCGGAAATTGTAAAGTCCGTTCTTGACTTTCTTAAATTTGTCCAGGCGGTACGATGCCCTCTGAATATAGTCTTGATCGACTGTGCTCATTCATACGAGAGTCCACTGCAACAATGCTACCAGACTCAGCGCGAGAAGTCAACATATCTTTGATCATGTCGGGCGCTTCCATGACTGTCACTAGGGCAGCAGTACATCCGATGACGATCCAACGGAACCTAGACAGTTGATTAACTCTTTCTTCTACCTTATCTACCTTCTGTTCTACACGTTCGACCAGTTTCATGATCGCTTCATTAGTTCTTTCGCCCTCATCCAAACGATTCTCATGTCGTTCCAAGATGATTGCAACTCTATTAGAGTTCTCGGAGATTGTACCAACAGCACGCTCCAACTTCTCCAACATGTTTTTAGAGAGATCTTCATAGATCTCAAATTTTGCCTCAATAGTATTGAGTTTCCCGAACCCTAACATTACTGCACACTCATTGCCTGTTGTCGTTTGTCCCAATAGAACTTAATCACCTGGGCAGGATATAGTCTCTTGACTTTGAATTTCTTCGCCATCTCAGGTCTATACATCTTACGCAATTCAATCTTGACCTGTGCTTCGGACTTGCCGTAGAGGATGAAGTCTTGTGAGTCTTCATACTGCACACGGAAGGGTAGATAACCGTCAGTTTGTTCTGAGATTTCTTCGGTCTTCAACATATCAGACACGCTCTTCTCAAAGCGACGCTTCTTTACCTTGGCACGAGTAAGCCTGGTGATACCAGGTGGTTCATGAGACGGAGGGAGGGCAGTCTCAGCACCAGTGCCAACAGAATTAGTAGGAGCGTCTTCGTTAATCATAGCGTATCTAATACTGCTTTTACATCGTCATCAATATCTACCGATTGCAATGAACCTGGTTCATCGTCAGAGTATCTATTGAGATAGATGATGAATGTTTTAAGGACGGACCAATACTCTCGTTCTAACTTATACATCAGAAGAGGTAGAGTTCCTTCACCAAATACATTATAGAGAACAATTAAATGATTCAAGATCAAGTTAGTACGAAGAACCCCCGTCTTGATATACCTTTTTAGTAATCGTTTCAGGTACTTAAACTTCTTCATGTCTTCCATGAAGTCGTCGAGTGTAACTGAGTGAGGGTTCTCGTAATACTTGATGGCAAACATTAAATGATTCTTCTCATTTAACTCATCAAAGTACATATCAAATTGTCAGTTGTTATTAGCTACCGAATGTCAGAGTAGCGGCGTCGGATACGACTTCTTCTGCACCCTTAGAGGTGTTGATCTTCACGCGGTACTTGTCACCATCGTTAGCAGCGAGTTGACCAGTCAGTGCGAGAGATGCACTGGTTGCGCCAGACACGTTTACATAACGGGTGCCAGCAGCAGTCTTCTTCTGCCACTGATAGGTGATAGTGCCAGACTGATCAACGGTTGCAGCAACAGTGAAGGTTGCAGCACCAGAAGAAGTGGTCTGGTTAGCAGGTTGAGTACCGATCGTAATCGTTTCAAGCACGTCTGCCACAATGGTGTCATCAGCGTCGTCACCAGCAGCAGCGGCAGTAGCATGTACGAATGCAATGCACTCTGCCTTATGACGGGTGTCACCAGCAGCAGTGGTGTAAGTCTCATACAACCACCAACCAGGACCCCAGATACCACGAGCCTTGTTAGCAGCAACTGCTTGCTCAGTAGCATCAACAAACACCAAGTCACGAGAGCGAGTATCGCCACCCTTGACTACAAATTCTGCAACTGCCTTAGGAGCAGTTCTACGCACAGCACCAGACAGAGCAGCGTTAGTGCTACCAGCATATGCTTTGTGCAGTTCGATAGCAGTGGTGCTGGTGACCTGTGCTACGACGTAAGCAACGCCACCCAGTTCGAGGATGTCGCCTTGTGCTACTGTATCCGCTGCGTTCTTCGTAACAGTGGCGTCACCATTGGTGACCGCGACGTTGTTCGAGAAGGTTGCGGCATCAATTTTTCCGAAAATTGCCATTGTTCTCCCTACGGATTGTTGTGTTCCTTTTTATATTTATAAAAAAAGGGGACCTTAGTCCCCTATGAAATCAGTCGCGGGAAGCGATTGCTGCCTTGACCGTTTCTAGAAGTTTGTCGTCCATGTCAGTCTTAGTAAGTTTCACTGCTTTACCAAGAACAACAAGGCAGATGTCGATCAGTTTCTCACCAAGTTCAGCGTCATCGGGAATCTTTTCGACGGCATCCTTGATGATTTTTGATGCGAGGGGGAGTAGAAATGCAAGCATGGTTTGATACTCAAAAGGGTCTACTCTATATAGTCAATCAGGAGTGAATTTACGATCCTTCATGTAACCCCACTGACCTTTGTGCAGTGCGCGGACCCCTTTCTTTGTAAGAGTGGACTTCTCTTTCTCCTTCTTTTTAGCAGCGACGATTTCTTTGTAACGTTTACCGTACTTCATACGGTTATCACGATCTTCATGTTCGCGCTTTTGTTTGAGGTGTGCTAGTTCCTCGTTCATTTTGCTGCGCGTCCAGTACGCTGCTTGTCAAAGTCTTTGGTCATCTGCATCATCTTCTGCTTCATACGCTCTTTGGATTTCTCCTTGGCAGCAGTGTCATCAACAGAGGGAGCACATGCACCTTCGGCGACTTCGGTCTCTTCCTTGCGAACATCTTCGCCAGGTTCGTACCACTTACCATCGCCATCGGAATCTTGCCAACGCTTACCTGCCTTGGCTGCTTTGATGTGCTTTGCTTTCTTCTTGGCGGATTCTCGTAGTGCCTCCACCTCGGATTGAATTTTCTTTCTTAGTGATTCAGACATGAGATCTTCTTTCTTAGGGTTGATGGTGACGTTACCTTTCTTTTTGCTGGTAGTCACCTCTTTGTTCTGGTCAGGTTTCATTCGTCCATTCCCATTTCTTTACGCCAGGAATAACGCTCTTCGGACATGCGTCTTGCCAGGTTTCTAGAACCACGGGACACTGCACGGGCAGCACCACCGACAACTTTCTTGATACCAGACTTGATTCTATCACGGAGACGTACACGGGACTCACCTGATCCACCGCTAGAACTAGAACTAGAACGGGTTGTGTCACCAGAAACAGCAGTCGAAGACTTAGACTTCGTAGTAGATCCTTCACGACCACGGTCGTAACCTTTCTTGAACTCCGAAGCACCTGCCTTAGCAGCGCGAACAGTAGCACCAGCAGCGTAACCAGCACCCTTTGCCGCTGCCTTACCAGCAGTCTTCAAACCTTTCTTGACAGCAGACCCAGCAGATTTAAGTGCTGCCTTCATCTTCTCCTTACGGAGGTTAGCACGACCTGCCTTAGCAGCAGGGGTCTTGCTTGCTTCCTTAGACGCCTTAACAGCAGAGTCATAGTAGTCCTCAGAGAGGAGTTCCATGCCATCGATGATGTCAAGTGCCTCAGTCAGCACGTCTGCATCGAGTTCTTCGAGTGCCTCAACACAGATCGCTTCCAACTCCTCAAAGGAGATGGTATCCAGTTCCTCATCATCCCAGTCATGAAGGATGTCTTCGATGTTGAGGGTCTTAGGATAATCTTTGTCACCCTTCTTAGCGGGTGCTTCGCCACGCTTACGCTTGGCATGGATGTTTGCCCAGAGACCTTTCTTCTTCTCTTCGATAGTCTCCTGCTCTACCTCTTCTTTTTTGAGGTTTGCTTTACGATAAGCAAGATCAGCTTTGGTGCCTTTGTCCATCTTGCCTTGGTGCTTCTGACGCTCACCTGGTTTAGCAGGTTTACCAACCCCCTTGTAGGAGCGGTGTGAGTATGCTGCACCACTGTGCTTGGAGTCGCCAGAGATCATCTTGCCGCCATCAGAGCGACCGTCCTGATACTCTTTCTCAGACTGACCGTGCTTACCCTTATAGAGTTCGTCGATCTGATCTTCTTCCTTGACACAGTTAGGAACTTCCTTGCCGTTCTTTTTCTTGGTTCCTTTTGCTTTGTAACCATCCCAGCAAGTAGAAGCGCCCACGTTCTTACGTGCTTGCTTCAATCCTTCCACCATCTGCTGATGCAGATCATCGATGTCAATATGCTCACGTTGCATATTGAGACCAATATCTTCGGGTGCCTTAGCGGTCTTCTCACCTTTCTTGCCGACGACCTGGTAACGACCGTCGCTCTTCAATCCAGTGATAACCATTGACTGACCTCCTTGGGAGATCACTCTACCGATGTTCCTATCGTCTTTGAACCTCTCCTTATTCTTCTGGATCAGTTCCTTCTCGATAGGGAAACCAGCGTAACCCTCTACCACCTCTTCATGGTCTTCAATGATCTGTGTGACCACCTTTACTGCTTCACTCAGGCGCTCAGTAGAGACGGTATCGCCACCATATACGGCATCGAGGATCTTTCTTTGCTCGCTCTGCGTGAAACCCATGAGGGCGGCAGATACTTTAATGTCTAGCATCAGTCTAATTAAAGTGATAGAACTATTTATTCTTGACAGATTTCCTGAAATCAGAAAACTTCTTCGTTGCTTGTCCAGGCGTCATTGCCTGCACCGCCATTCTATATTTATCAGTACCGATTTTCCAATCGTTACCACTGCCATCATCGGCAGAATAATTTGACTGATCCTTTGAGGTATCAGCATCTTCATTCACTTCACTAACGTGTTGCAACCAAGCACGATGCTCGTCGCCCCACTCGTCTTTGAACACAACGTAGTTAGTACCCTTGTGGACCACAGATCCACGAATACCACTGTCATCATGTTCTACGATTGCACCGACCTTGAAGATATGGTCGAGCATATAGTAGTCGCGGAAGGATTCAAAGTCAAGTTTAGGAGCATACTCCCATACAGATTCCTTGACTGCTGCTGCCTTCTCTTTTGCTTTTGTCTTTGCTGGTTTCTTAGGAGGTGTCATGCCATCGAGGACATGCTGCATCATCTCCTTAGACTTCTTGTACCCACCAGTGCCACCATGGAATGCGTCATGGTCTCCTGACTGAGCGTGCTTTCTCATAGCAGAAGCAGACAACTTCTCAATAGGATCCTCACTGTTAGGATCACGAGCACCAGCACTCTTGATGTTGATACTCTTAAAGTCGTAATGCTTACCGTTATACTTCTGAGTTAGGTTCTCGAATTCTTTTACTCTGTCATCACCAACTACCATGGTGACATGCTCATGACCTTCGTCATGCAGATCACGAAGGATGTCAAAGATGTTTCTATGTTGTTCCGAGTTCTGAATAGCATCAGCATGATGCTTAAACATACCACGCATGTGTTGAATCTTCTGCTCAGGGTGTAGAGGATTCTTCTTGTGGTCCTGAGAACGAGATGGGTAGATGCGATAGTTACCTGAGTCACCAGCATGAGACTTCACGGCATCCAACAACTTACCATGACCAGCATGGGGTGGGTTGAACCTGCCGAATGTGATCGCGACATGCTTGTCTACGACTTCATTCTTCTTTGGTTTTGCTGTCGTCTTCTTAGCAGCAGCCTGTGCTGCTTCGATAATAAACTGACGAAATCTCATTTGCCCCAATCTTTTGCTACGGTGAAGTTTGCACGGGAGAATTCAAGTCGATCAACAAGTTTGACAGCAGTGCCATCCTTGATTGCCACAAATCCTTCTGGACTCGTGACCTTGTATCCGTTCTCATCTTCTAGGAATGTACCAACTCCCTCAATCTTTTTGAGTCGGTTGATGATCTGTTCTTTCGCAGCGATGAGGTTCTTAAACCCTGCCAACGCACGATAGATTTCAGACTTATTACTATTTAGGTAATTTATCGCCTCCTGTTTCTTTGATTCCCAGTTTGCCTTTGCTTTTGGTGTCTTCACACCTGCTTCTTTCTTGGCATAGGCAGTCTCTACGAACTTCTTGAAGTCATTCAGCATTGCCTGTGGAGTGCTAGGAATCCTACCCTCTTTGATCTTCTGGTTGAAGAAGATCTTAAACAGAGCAGCAGGTTGCATAGGTTTCAGAGTGCCACCGATCTCATTCAAGAACTTACGAGACGAGTCTAGGTTACGCTTAGCAACTCTCATTGTCTGGGTGAGTTTGTTCATCTCACCTGGTGTGAGGTTTGCGATACCGTTGGTGTTGGTGAATGATGAGGAGAAGACTGCCACATCAGGGTTACCTTGCAGACCAGAAACGTCAACACCAAAACCCGCCGCCATAGAATCAAAGTCTTCTCCATTGTAATGTGTGTGGAACACTATACCAACCTGCGACTTGGCAACTTTCTTACCCATCTCTGTGTCTTTCTCTACACAGTAGGTGATCGTGTTGGGTTTGAACTTGTAGCATCTCTTGCCACCCATCATGGTGAGCGTTGGAGTTCCAGTATAGAGGAGGTCACCTTGGATCACACCCTTGATAGGCAACTTTGACAAGTGGTCTAGTGCCATCTTCAACTTGGTGTTGAGTTCTCCCTGATACCACTGATCAATATCATCATGGGTATAGCAGATCTTAGGTTCAGTCTTGGCGAACACAGACTTGGTGCCGACAAAGAAGAATCCATTGACAGGATCCTCACCACAGATGATGGCAGGAGCACCGTCCCACTTGACTGTGACCTTCATGTTGCCACCACCCTTACCAGTGGTCAGCATACCTTTGAGTCCTTCCAGGAACGCCAGTGCATTCTGAGCACCAGCATAACCATTGTTGAAGATGTCATCTTCTAGGTGTTCTAGGTGAGTATTCTTGCTCATGGTTGGACTCCGAGTCTGTCGTTGATAGGTGAACCCTTGGATGATTTTGCCCTAAGAACAAACTTAGTGTTGGCATCGAACTCGTTATGGAACTTGTTCTCCATCTTGAACTCGGGCATCCCGTTACTGTTGATCTTGAACTTGTAGTATGCCACTTGCTCCATCAGGAAGTCTCTAACAATTTCAAGGTAGTTGAGACCACGGGTCCTGTCCTGACTGATCTTTGCAATCGCCACCTGCATTAGGTATGACAGTTGATTGTATTTACCATTCTTCCTGATGAGTGCTGCGTCGTCCAGTTGTCCTCTACCCTCCCTGTAATACTGTTCATACATTTCGTTCCAGACTTCTCTGTTTGCATCGATGACTGCATCAGTAAATCTCTGCTTGTCAGGGTTGTCTGGTATCACTCTTGCTATTGTACTCGGTAACTTGCTAGAAAAGGGTTGGGTCTGTGCCAGATATTTGATTGTCTCATAGGAGGTCTCGGCAACACCCTTCCTAGTCTGACCCAGGAGTCGAAGCACTTCATACTCTGGGGTCCTCTTGAACTGGACGATGAAAGGATCTCTTGGATTGTCATCCACAAACTCCATTAAGTCTTGTGGTTTGATGACGTTAGTAGTCTTTGACAGAACCTTCACAGAGAAAGGATACTCTCTACCACTGGTGTCCCTAATGATGAAGTCAATCAGAGGGTAGTTACCTGCTGTGGGTACGAACACAATCGCATTTCCCTTGTTGAGTTCTGCGAAACCTAGACTAGCAAGTTGTCTCTGACCCCTTTCAAGTACACAGATGGGTGCCATCAACTCACTAAAATCCTTCTGGATGTTAGCGAGACTATCGAATGCATCACTGTTAGCGAAGTCTCTGTATGCAGCAATCAGATCTGCCCTATCTCCTGATGAATGACTATCACAATACTCAATCAGTTGTATAAGGTAGTTCTTTAACGGAATAGGCATGTCTCTTGCGAGAACAACCTCCTTGATCTTGTCAAGGTAGGCAGAGTATGCTAGTTCAACACCACCAATACCAGGGAAGTCCTGAGGTTTCATTGATACCTTGACACCAGTACGTGTCATGGTGGGTTTCTTTACAGCAGCAAGACTGATCCACCCACGAACTGGTTCATCAGCACGACTGTTCGGATACCACAAAACCTCCATACGAGATGGAGGTTGCTGGAAATTACCTGCAATGTAGTGAACGTCAGCATCCTTAGGAACAGATCCTAGTTTTCTATTCCCACTTTCTGAATCATAGATGGGTGTTGATCGTGCAACTGTACCGTCATGACCATTACGAAAGACAGGAATATATCTTGGCCAAACGTCTTGAATTTTGGATGCCACAGTGTGCCTGTTTAGTGGTCGGTACTATTTATTAACAGTCATGTACTGGTGCTTGGGATGGAGCATAAGGTTCCCTACTTCTATTCTTAATAACAATGAATGCATCCTTATTATATTTACGAGTACCTTTAACAGGTGCCCACTTGGTGCCAGCACCATCAATCTCATAGACTGAGGTGCCACCAACCTGCACAACAACATCGTCATAACAATCCCATCCAAGTTCTGCGATGGTATCTTTGATGTTGTCATGCAATGCCTTCATTAGGGCAGTTGATTTGCGTTGTGAAATTAGTTCGTCACTCATTACGTCTTCGTCTGGGTCAAGTTTTCCGTGCATTGATTGTCGTTCCAATGAATAATTACGCCTGAAATAATAAAACAATTAGTAATGAGATAAGAAAGGAGTATAGCAGAGCGTATGAGAGCCACTGCATCCGCCTCTCTGTCAGTAGTTCCTTGTTTTTCACCGAGTGCCTTTGCCCATAGTCTCCATATCTTAGATATCACCAGGGGCACGGTTCTCAGAGTCACTTACATTAAAGGCACCACCAGTATAGCGTTTTGCCAGTTTAAGTGTGTTGATATAGATGACATCATCGAGACGAATCTCCAATGCCATTGCTGCCTGTGCAGCATACCACATGATATCACCAAGTTCCTTGGTCAGATGCTCTTTGTTATCTTCATTCCAGGGTTTACCTTGGAACTTGATCTTCTTGACGATCTCCATGAACTCGCCTGCCTCAGCAGACAGACCAGCAGCAGCAGTGTCAAGACGAGCGATGTTGCATCCAAGTTCTTTCAGATCATTCAGACGCTTGATGTATGCATCATGATCCTTAGAGAAATCAGAACAAGTGTTGTCAGCAAATTCCAGATACTTATCCAAGTCAACAGCGAACTTCTCGCCGTCCTTGTCAATCTTCTCTTGCTCTTTTACTTTCTCAGCAGCACGCCAAGCATTGAAACCTTTCTGATTGATAAACTCCTCGGGAGTCTTCGGAGTATCATCAGCAATGTTCTGAGCATTCTCAGTCATGTTCTCCTTGATGTCTTGCATCTGGTTCATGACATTCTCTGCTGCCTTAGCGGCATTGTCAGCAGAGTTATAATCGACGTTTACATTGTCAGCGCCGCCTGGTGGTTTGGTACTCATACTTTGAAGGAGTCGAATTTGTGTGTTGATTTTACTTCAAGGATCTCATCCTTGATGTCTTGACCTGAATCTACCAGGTCGTCCTGTGCGGATTGATCACAATCATACAATCTCATCTTGGATCTGTCAATGCCCACGATGAATCGTTTGTTCATGGTCGGATCATTATATCTATTCTTCAACTGCTTGACCATAATCTGACCCATCTGTTCCAGATCTTCTGTACTGATGAGAGCAAACATCAGGTCAGCAGTTGCAGGTAGACCGAAGGACTCACTGGTGTCAGTGATGTCCACGTCACTACTACCATAACCAGAACGAGTTGTCTGTGTGGCAGTGACGATAGGTACATTGCATTCTACTGCAAGACCACGAAGTTCTTCTGCGATTGCTTTGACGAATGTGTAAGAGTTCACGATCGTACCTTTGTAACGTGCTGATGCACAGATGTTTAGGTAGTCAATGAACACAATGTCAGGAGAGAAACCACGTTTCATACTCAGTTCATTGAGCAGAGACTTGAAGTGGTTGACGTGAGCAGAAGCAGTAGGGTATTCCTTGATAACAAGGCGACCCTGCGTCTTCTTTTGTAGTTTATCTACTTTGTTTCTGAACTGTTGCTTTGAGAAGAGGGGGTCAGAGAGTTGCTTGACTGGTACGTCGAGGAGGTTTGCGTCAATTCGCTCAGCAATTTTCTCCTCTGCCATTTCAAGTGTAATGTAGAGTACGTTGCGCCCCTGTAAGAGGCAGGCACTAGCCATATGGCACATGAATAGAGACTTCCCGACGCCCGTGCCAGCAAGGGCGACATTGAGAGTCTTGCTAGGTAGACCACCTTTCGTAATCTTGTTGAAATAGTCAAGGTCGAACGGGATCTTGTCTTCTTGTTTGTGGTAGAAGTCGTAGCGGTCATCTGCGTCTAGTAAGTAATCGTGTCCAACGGTGTCATCAAAACATGTGCCAAGTGCCTCCGACATAATATGTGGGATAGCATCTTTGGTTCGTGCTTTATCTTGTCCGTCAGCAATCTTGATGGAGTCCATCAGGGCAAGATATATAGCACGTTCCTTACACCACTTCTCTGTGGTGTCCATCAACCATTCATCATTGTAATGTTGATTATCAATCCTCTCGTCAAGAAACTTTTCAATCTCATTGATGAGTTCAGCACTTAGATCCCGTCGCTTCTCAACCTCAATCTTCAATGCCAGTGGTTCTGGCATAGTATTGTACTGAGTGACGTAGTTATTTACTTCACCGAAGAGAGTTCTAAGTTCAGACTGTTCAAAGTATTCTTCCTTGATAAAGGGAAGAACACTCTTACAATAGTTCTCATCAAGTATCAGTTTGCTAAGAGCAATCTCTTCAATCTTTTGCATTAGACGTAGTGTAAATAGGTGCCGATAATGTATTTGTCATTGCTGACAGGGGCAAGACCAGCGTGCGGGAACATCCACATAGGTGGGAACATTAGCACACGACCTTGTACAGGTTTTACTTTGGTGTGTGAGAACTCTGTCTCTCCACCCTTCTCTACATCGTTTAAGTAATAGAACATTGCGAGAAAACGACGGGCACTGCTGTGGTCACCTACGTCGGCGTGCCACTCGAACCTATCATTCTCCCCAACTTTGTAGCGTTTGAGGCGTAATTGTTCCAATGCATTTTCCATTGGCCATTGATCTACACACCCAACATCATCCATGTATTGATTGGAATACTTTCTGATAGACAGGATCATCTCGTTATGAATCTTGGTCCATGGACCATTCATAGGAGGGACCTCTGCTACACCAGTAACGTTGAACTGGTCGAACTGAGGACGACCATCACGATTCCAACGTTCCCATTCAATCTTGGAGGACTGGTCAATGATAGCACGACATGTATTTACGTCAAGTGCATTATCATAGACCCTAACATATTTTTCAAGATCCATAAGAGAACTCTGCCTCCGCTGCTTTGTCAAGTTGATTCATGATTTCGGGGGTGAAGTATTTCTCGGGATCAGCGAGAATAGACTTAGGAAAAAGATTAGATCCACCAATCTTGTAGCGATTCCCGACCCGCTCGAAGACTCCGTGGCGCTCACCCAGTTCCAGTAGTCCGTAATACTTGTCAAGTCCACGACTGTCGTAAAATAATCGAGTCTCAATTTTAGAGTTCTCCTTAGTGAAACGAGACTTCTTCGCCTCGCATTTGATGATGTTACCTACCACCTTCTTGTCCGAGTCCTTCTCCTTGCTCTTGGATAGGTACACAATAGTCGATGCAGAGTATTTTAGTCCACTACCACCGCCCATTTCTTTCATTGGCACATAGGCACCAACGACATCATAGGTATGATTGGTGACCAGCAGAGGCACGTTAGCAGCACCCAGTTTCAGGGTGAGCACACGGAAGATTGCCTTCACGACCTGAGCACGAGTCATGTCACGGGTCTCTTTACCCTCAGCAGAGTCCTGAACCTCCTTGGTGGTGGACAGCATACCCAGAGAGTCCAACACAAACATCATAGGTTTGCGTTCCTTTTGGTTCATATAGTTTTCCAGGATCTTCAATGCCTGAGTCCTGAACTCCTGCACTGTGGTGACAGGAACAATAACCATACGGTCAGATGGAATACCACGACTCTCGATCATGTCACGAGAGATAGCAGATTCAGATTCAAAATAAATGCATCCAGCCTCAGGATCAGTAGTAAGGAAATTACGAACCACACTGAGAGCAAAGAAAGTCTTGCCCGTGCTGCTCTCTCCTGCCAAGGCAGTAATCTTGTTGGAAGGAAGACCTCCGTAAATCGAACCACTAACCAGGGCATTAAACAGGTAAGACCCAGTATCAATGAAAGATGTAACGTCGCCAGCAGCAACGCCTTCACTAACGAAACCAGCGTACTCATTGCCGATCTCCTTTACTACATCATTTAAGAAACTCATGCGAATAGAAACTCCAAGGTGTTTTGTTTTTCTGGTGTCCAACCAATAGCATCAAGGACAACCTTGACGGGACTAAGAAATGATTTCTCGAATTGCATATCCCAATCAATACTACCATGCAAGTCAAGTTCTTTGGGTAGTGTTTGGAAGAAAGAGATTACGTTCTCTCCGATACGATTAGGCATCTTCAAGTGAACGAACTTGATCTTCTCACCCTCCTGAATCAGAGGATATTTGTGAGACAACTTCTTCTTCTTGACATAATAATTATACATCAAAGAACCACGGACGTGCATGGGACAACCCTTGGCATAGATGTCGCGTGGTGAGGAGAACTTACCGAGGTTATTACAGGAGCGAGGGAAGGCAACCTCCTCAACAGGGAGACTCTCAAACTCTTTCCTGAACTTTGAGATGTACGTCTGCACATCTTCCTCTGTGCCATTCATAATAATTTTAAGTGCGTCCCTAATCGCCTGACGACAGGGTGCAGGTGTAGAAGACTTGACTGCTTCGATACCCATGATTTTAAGTTTGGGTTTCTCATAGCGGACACCCTCGCTGTCCCAGACGTTGAGGATGTATCGCTTCTTAGCAGTCCACACACCACGGTCAGCAATGTTCTCACGCTTCATGAACATCTTCTGTTCATAAGCATTGACATACGTTGCTAGTTCCTGGTACGCCTTGTCGATGAACGGTTCGATTTTGGTCTTGCAAGCAGCGTCAAGGAAGTTAACAATCCTCTCCTTAGGAACGTTTTGTACATCAAATACTGAATTGACAAGTAGATCAAGACAGATATAAATGCTGTCAGTATCACTGGCAATAACATAATCCTTGTCCTCTGTTTTGAGCAGTTTGTTTAGATACTCGTTTACTTTGTTTTCAATCCAACGGATCGAGACTTGACCTGAGAGAGTAATCGCCTCAGCATTTGCCAGATTGAAGTATCGGAAGTATTGATTTCCGATGGCACCATAGGCACTGTTGAGTTGGATCTTTCGTGCCATCTGGATATTGTTGTACCTTGCAATATCCTTTTGTAACTGAACGGTCGGGGCGCTTTCATTCTGCCGCTTAGCAGTAAGCATCTTTCCCTTATAGATCTTACGGTCATCATAGATTCTTTGCATCATTTCAGGCAGGAAACCGTGGATGTCCTTACGATACTGAGCACCGTTAGCACACACAGCATACTCACCGTCAATCTCTGCCTCCTGTTCCAACAATTTGTCAACACTTACAGCACCATGACGCCTCTCAACAAGAGTCTCAGGTGAGATATTGTATTGCATGATCAGGTGAGGGTACAGAGAGTTAAGGTCAAACGACACAACCCAATCATACCCACCTGGTTCAGGCACTTTCACATAGGCACCAGCATACTGTTCATCTTTCTTGGTAGAAACCTTAGGGGGAACCACGATGTTCTTCTTTTGAAGATCGTTATAGATCATGGTGTCCCACATGCGAACCTGTGAATACACATCACTGAGGTTCACCTTGGCGTCATAAGAAAGAGTGAGTGCCAACTCGATCAGTTTCATCTTGTCTTCCAAACGGTCAACAAGTTCAACGTCAACGATGTTGTACTCAACAAACTTCTGCCAGTCTTTTGTATAGAACTCTTTGAAGTTCTCGTACTCACTGTGGTCAACTTTCTTTTGACCCAGTTCGACATTTGCAATATGATCTAGACGATAAGATTCCTGTGCAGAGTATGTAAACTTCTTGTACAGGTCCAGATAATCCAGGATCGCTACACCACTAATGTCGTATTGCAGGTGCTTGCGATTATGGATCTCAATCTCACGTTCTAGTACACGGTTCCAGGGAGAAAGGGACTTCTTCCACTTCTCCCCGAGAACACGCTCCAAGCGGCGGCACAGGTACGGGATGTCATACAGATTGCAGTTCCATCCAGTAATAATATCAGGAGTGTTCTCGGTCCACCACTGGTGGAAGTCAGATAGCATCTCTTGTTCTTTCCAGAACACCCGATATTCAGTGCCATCAGGAGTAAATTCACGAGTTCCCCAGGTGATTACTTCTTTGGTGATGAGATTCTTGATGGTGATGCAGAGCATCTCCTCTTGGCACGCCTCTACTGAGGGGAAACCATTGTCACAACCGACCTCAATATCGATCGTATAGATCGTCATGAGATCCATATCAAAACGAATCTCGTTTTTGAATTTGTCAGCGATGAACTGGTATACGAATCGATCGTAACCATGCACTTCCATACCCTCTACGTTCTCATACTGCTGCATGAAATCGCGTGCTGCCCTAGCGCCGTCGAAACGTTTCGGGTGAGCATAACGACCGTCGAGTGTCTTGTACTTAGATGCCTTGGACTGATCCCTAGGCACAAAGAAAAGAGTAGGACGGATCTTCTCACGATACTGAACAGGTGAACCGTTCTCGTATCCACGATAAAGGATGTCATCGCCGAGAAGAAGTACGTCCGTATAGAAATTCATCAACTAACCAACCGCTTGTACGCATCTGCCACTGAGGCAGACGGGTCTAGTATAGTCAAAGTCAGGTCAGAAGTCAAGAACAAATCTCTCTGATCTGTGTGTAGCGGGTATGGGGACAGAGTTCCATCAGGTGCGATCGAGTGACAGTTCTCAATCAGCAATGACGGTTCCTCGTCCAGTTCCGTCATCTTTCCGATCAAGTATAGTGACGGCTCCGTCTTCAAAATTAGGATCTTTACCATGATTCAATAGTTGGTTGTACTTTTCAACAAGGGAATCCATCGGTTTATAGATGAATTGCACCGAAGGAAGGGGCACGAAGATATGTTCTTCTGCCGAGAAAGGAACCCACACAGTGAACTCTACTTCAAGACTATCAAAGTCAACAGGAGCAGCATGTTCGTCAGTTTCAAACAACACCTCAGGTGCTGATTGAATAGCAACAGTGTAAGGTTGAGTCAGTCTGTATGCAAAAGCAGGACCATCCTCTTCTTTTCTGACTTCCTTTACGTCAGCGATTACGTCCTCGCCGTTTAGCATTCTTACGACTCTTGCGGTCATACTCTTTCTCCATAAGGTTGTCAAATGTATATCGTACCATATCAGTAAAGGCACGTCTAGCGGAGATGTTCTTCTCCTCACTCAGGATGTGAACCATTTGCATGAAATCATCCATCTGATCAGTAGGAACATCCACTGTTAGCGTTTCACTTTTTTCTGTGTACGCTGGACACAGATTTACATACATGTTCATAGAACCTCCAAACAAAAAGAGACCCCACGGGTCTCTTCGGTTATACATTATATAGGTTAGTAATCATCTATGTAACTCTGACATGTGTCAGGGTTCTTTTTACACCATGCTCTCACGTATGAGTCAGCATCTTGTTCCATGGTGAAGTGAGCATGGTTATGTGCCAAACCCACAAGGATTAAGAACCCAACAAACAGACCATTAAGTAGGGTCACTGGGTGCAGTAGCACCTCCTGAATTGATTTCATACACTTTCAGTTTCTGGTGATCGGGAATGATCTTCCGTAATTCTATCACGAGCAAACCGTTTGTGAACTTGACTGTGCCGATTTCCACATCGTCTGCCAAGTTGAAACCTCTTGCGAAGGTACGAGTGGACACACCCCTATGCATGTACTCGTCTTCATCGTTGCGTCCCTTCGCCGTCTTGGACTTGATGAGCAGGACGTTGCTCTCTGTGCTTACCTCTACGTCCTCTGGTGCCCACCCAGCAAGTGCTAGTTCGATCCTCCATTTGACCTCAGATTCCTTGATGATGTTGTAGGGAGGATACTGTCCGCCTGGTGATCCTACTCCGTAGGAATGCAAGCGGTAAAATAGGTCATCAAAACCTACTGAAAATCTTTGTGACGCATCGAAAATTGCGTCGATGTCTTTCGACGTGAACTTCTTAATGTCCATAGCTCCTTATAAAGCGAGTTTGTATTGTGTGATCCCCGAAGGCAATCACATATATTTATAGCATATATCAGGGTTTTGGTACGGGTAGATACCGAACGAAAAAGTAGTGCTATCTAGAAAGAATCCTATGTCTAAATAGAGCTACGAGGTGTTTCTTCTAATCCAATGAGAAAGGCAGCAATCATCTTTGGTATGACTTTGATGACGGCACCAGCATATGCCGATATTACAACAAAAATGTCAAGCAGTGTTCAACTTACTGTGAATGCAGCAGCGACTCAGGTCGAAAGAATTGGTTCATCCTATGCGGTGTCTGGTTCAAACATCGATGTGACTACCTTTGGTGGTCTGACTGCTCCTGCATCAGCAACTGCTGCTGCGACTCAGATCCAAGGGTCGTATGACGTTACTACTAACGCTACGAGTTTCTCGTTTAGTGAATCCTTTAACCAAGGCGACGCACACGCTAGTGCTCCTAGTGTAGGTGCTGTCAGCAACTTCGGTATCCAGACCAGTACGGCGGCGGGATCAGCAGGTGACCTTGCAGGGACCATCGATACTGGTGGTGCTATCGATTTGACTGCTGGTGGAGCTGGTACTACGGCAACAGGTCAATTCGTGACCGAAATTACCGTACGGTAATTGCCTAGAAAACGATTCAGGGTAAATCTAGATGACTGGTGTACTTGGGAGTATACAGGACAGGACCCACCCCCGTGGGACTGGCAGATATGTGATACCTGTGGCGGTACTAAGCGTACTGACGGGTATCCTGTCTACGTACTCCCCTGCGAGTGCAGTGCCAGTGGTCCCGAACTTCACTCAGGGCTCGATGACGAGCCACACTGAGACTACAAGTAAGATCACTGAGACAATCAACTCGATGGACTACAACACAGGATATCAATACTCGGCGACGGGTACTGGTGTTACTGCAAATGGGAACCTGTCCCCAGGAACAGGGACAAACAATGTAACTATTGATGGCGTGACTTCAACATGGACAGGCGTAACAAGCAAACCACAGTTCACACAGACCACCCCAGGAGGGGCGTTTCAGTTCACAGAAACGTATCAAGGTCCTGGTTTAAGCAACCACACAATTATCAACAGAGTGACCGAAGTGACAAGCGTCACCGACACTACAAGTATCTTCCAACAATAGCATGTCTTTTATTTGGCATGACCCCAGTACCTGTGAGAGCAGAGACTGTGGGTGGTGTCTCTGCAACAGCAGCGCCCGTGGCGAACAGTTCGGGCTCAGTGACCAACCAAGCCATTCAGGTTTTGCAAGGTCCTTATATAACGAACACTTATGGGAATGGGATCCAGTGTCAGGGTCCTACGATGAACATAACCCCATACATAACTGGTGCAGCGAGTGCTCAAAAACCATACGAGGATTGGTATGACACGCCTGTCTATGATATGCGTGACCTAGATGAAGACGGTGCGCCAGACAATCCTGGTGCCATATTATTCATGCAACCGACACGTACAGGACAGAAAGATAACTACAACTTGTCTATTGGTGTCAGTGCAACATGGTCTAGACCACTAGATAAGAAGTTGCAAGACCAATGTAAGCAGGCAGCAGCAGCAAACATCGAAATGATGCAGCAACTAACTGCCAACAAGCGCCTTGACTTTGAGATCGCGAGATTAAAAAATTGCGGACAGCTAATGAAGGAGGGAATTCGCTTCGTTCCAGGTACAGAATATGCAAAGATCTGTGCTGATGTGCAAGTAACAAACGTGACTGCATTAAAGCAACACGCTCATACTATTTCCGTCCCATCATCTTCCGAAAAGTCCTCAGAGCAGCACTCCTCTGACGCTGCTCATCTCGGCGGTCCCTTACATTCAGGCGGGGAGGTTCCTTCCCAAGAATCTTCTTCTTCGCAGCAGCAATCCCCTTCTTCACAGCAGGTTTTACAATTTTCAGAAGAAGATCGGCAAGCGGTTTTGCGAGCAGTGCGGAAGTCGTTGCAACAGCAGCAATAGCAGCGGTAGTAGCGACCACCTGAGGTGCTGGAAGGTACTGAGAAGTTAGTGGTATATCCTCATACAAGGTCACACAGACCTGTTCATTGTTAATAATACGGGTCTCATAACCAGAGACCCTTTCTTTTTGGTTTTGTGCTACATCACCTATCCTTGGTGCATTAGGACCAGGACATTCATACTTGTCCTTAGGGACAGCATTCTTAGGAACCTCAGGTGTCTCTACATCAGGTGTCTCTGGTGGTCTAATCTTAGGAATAGGTGCTTCGTATTCAAACTTTAACTTATCTTTGTTATAATCCATCGCATTAAACGATGGTATACCTGCATCGCAGTAGGTAACCACACCCTTAGGATCGTCTTCCGATAGCACACCACTCTTCTCCTTAGAGGAGTTCTGTTCGTGTGCCTCTACGCATCCAGGAATGTTAATAATAGGAACACCCACCGTCGATGTGACAGGTGGGTACACAGGTATTGCAGTGGGAACCTGAGGTAACTGCTGCATTACATCGGGAATTTTAATCTCACTGATCTGAGTCCCTGTAATTTTAATCTCAGGGATCGGCATGATTTAGAACGGCACAACAGGAAGAGGAACTGCTCCACCAGTCGCTTCTGGGATCTCTGGGATGCCACCATCAAGCGCAAGAGGAAGTGCTTCCATCACGGCAGTGGTCACAAGACCTGCTGCTCTCTCTTTCACTCTTTCGACAATACTATCTCTCTGTAAATAGAGCACAGCACCAGCACCAATGATGCTAGTAGTACCCACGAAAGAAATAATTGCGAGTGCGTTAATTACTTTTTGCATGATTACTTAGGAGGTTCGTCTTTTTTGCTGTTACCATTGTTAGATTTTGCCGTAGCAACCCCGAACGTAGCTAACGTCCCAGTAAAAACACTGGCTATGAAAGTTGGATCGATATTAGTCTTAGCGAGTCCAGGGACTTGCAGGTAATTGATCGTAAGAATTGCGGCAGACCACCCGAGGATAATCAAACGTACGAGAGTTGCTACTCCCTCATCATGCCATTCATACTTTTCTTTTTTCACTTTTACGGGTTTGGTCTCCTCAGGTTTATGAGGAGTCTCAGACATATTTCTATTGGTTAGGCAACTCTATTTAGACAAATGATCGTTTCCAATGAACAGATCATTGATACCTTTTTTAGAGAACAATTCCTTTGCTTCCCACTTCTTAGAAGCAATAGGTTTACCACCCAAATTCAGTGATGTATTGAGTAAAACACTGTCACCTGTGATTTCTTTATACCTCTGCATCAAACGTGCAAAGCAATCGTCACCCTCTACTGTCTGAATGCGACAGGATCCATCTACATGAGTGACAGATGTGAGTTCTGTGTCCTTAACATCGACAGAGATGTTCATGTATGGTGCGTCACCATCAAAGTCAAAGAACTTGTTGCAATCTTCTTTGAGCACAGCAGCACCAAATGGTCTGAAATGCTCACGATGTTTGACTCTACTATTGATATAGTCCTTCGCCCTACTGTTACGGGCATTCATGAGGATAGAACGGTGTCCAAGGGCACGAGGACCGATCTCACCACGTCCCTGATACCATGCAACGATGTGACCATCTGCTAGTGCTATCGCTGCCTGGTCAATAGTATGGTCATCGGGTTCTTCTACACTCTCATCATCCTGCCAGAAGGGGAATCCTTTGGTGCTGAATGCCTCTTCATGGAAGTATTGACGCAAGAACTCAACAGCACCCAGTGAAAGACCACAATCATTGGCATGAGGGGGAATCATGACCTTCTGACCAGTCTTATGGATCTTCCCATTGAACACACAGTTCTGCGCTACACCACCAGAGTAACCAACAGGTTCATCACATGGGTATTCACTGCCAATATACTCGGCAAGTTTGTCACCAGTGACCTCATGTACTGTTCTCAACCAGTTGATGTCAAAATCATTGTCCCACTTCCTATGCCATGAGTCATAGTTCCAGATCCCACGGATCTGACTGAGGGGATACATGTCAACTTTCTCGTAATAGGACTCGTCTAGCATCCCATAGGACTGTAATCCCATGACTTTACCTGCTAGATCGAGTCCCCAGTCATCACCAGACAAACCAAGTTTGCGACCCACTGCTGCCATGCAGACACCAATAGATCCAGACTTGTTTACATCGTGTGTATACTGCAATTTACCACCCACATAGAGAGAATGTGCGCGGTCGTTGTTACCAAACCCGTCGAAGACGAAGTTAGTGAATGGAATGTCACCAAGTGGCCAAAGACTCAGAACATGTGCCCAGTGATGATCAACAGCAAAGGTTCTACAAGGAAAACCCATGTCCAATTCCCGATAGTTTTCGCCCTCAGCAAACTCTATCTGGTCAGTGATCATAGCAATGGCGTCGAGATCATCGACTTTGACACCCCAACCGTTCAGGATGTCTTCCCATTGCCATGCGTTGTCAAATCCATGATGTTTAATACCGTACTTACGTTCGGTGGCACAATATCGTACTGTTTTTCCATTAGTGTAAGTGATATTGGAATCATGGTCGTCAAGACGTAATCCCAAGAATTTCATTAACAGTCCTCACATTTGTTTTTGTTCTGTTTTTTGTTCCATTTCTTACGAACTTTCTTCAATTCGTTCAGTTCGTACTTGATGTTTGAGTAGGCGGTCTCTGCATCGAGTTTCTGTGCCATTTCCATAGCACAAATCATGCCAACTCTTGTTCCAAAGAGTTGGATCGCCTTGTCATAACAATCCATCTGGTCATACATATTAGGTTTCGGAAGTAACTTTCTTCTTCCCGATGTTGTACTTAGATTCAAGTGTCCACTCTGACTTATCTTTGTAAGACAGAACTTTAATTTGATTCAAAGGTGCAACATCAACTAGATCTTCTGCATGGAAGTCTACTAGACCCCAATCAAACAGAAGTTTTGCGATGCGATTACGACGTTCGACATCGTTCTTTGTAATGTTAGCAGGTTTGCCATCGAGAGCAAACAATTCTTTGAAGTGTACAATATAATACTTGCCCTTTTTATGAAGAATATGGCAAGACTGGTACAGTTTACGATCTTTTCTAGAAGCAACACCAATTCGGGTTAGGGTCTCACGCACTTTCAGGAAGTCATCAGGTTCCTTCAATGCAACTTCTAACATCATATCCTGAGACCACGAGATCTCTTCACTCATTTTTTCCTCCAACTTTTAGTTTAGATTTGATGACTTCAAGTTGACCCTTGTTTAGCAGTTTCAATGCATCGCGTGCCTTGTCAGTGCTATATCCGTAGAACTGTTTAACACGTTCTAGATCATTATCAGTCTGTTGTTTATCCCAAGGAGCAAATCTCTTGGATTTCCTGATACTATGTATATAGAATTGATATTGAAGATCATTGTCAAGAGTGAAGAAGCGATTCATCTCGTTGGCATACAGCACAGTGTCAACGTGATGTGACATACACTTGTTGATGACGTATGCAGGATACTTCTTCATAGCATCCTCGTCACCAGTCAACTTACCTGCCTTCAAATTGATATCGTTGAGGTAGTCTTTCAGTTGATAATCAAACTTTTTGTCCATAGAGTGCTGATTCCAGGGTAGAAGGTGGGTTTACGTCGTAGTTACTGATCAGAAGTTCTGACTTCTTGTTGTTCTCACGGTGCTGCATACCATATGTGATGGAGAAATAACGTTGGTGAAAGTCACCGAACATCTTTTCGATCTCTTCATCTACATTATAGGTCACCATCCAGTCATTTGGACACTTCTTACACACTTCTGCGAAGCGTTTGTGGTCAAAATCCTTGTGCATCTCAGCATTGGTGCCATAGAGATAACTACCAATCTTGTATGGAGGATCAAGGAAGCAAAAAGTATTATCGTTATCAGGTTGCATGACCTCTTCGTAGTCCAGATTAGTGATTTCCCAGTGAGAAATAAGATCTTTGTACTGCTTCAACTTAGCAGCACCACGAAGGGTAAAGTTCTGCTGTGATGCTGACTGAGAGAACGCAGAGTTCTCAGTCAACCCGCTGTAAGAACACTTATTAAGAACCCAAAATAGAACAGCTTGGCGAAAAGGATCGGCGGAGGAAATCTCTTCCTTACTCCTAATGAATAACTCCTTAGCGGAGTCAGGAGTTGGGTGCTCTTGTTTAGTTGCATAACATACATCAGACAAATCATCTCCATGTTCTTGGAGTGTTACCCAAAAATTATAGAGATAGTAATACTTATCATTCACCCAGACAGGAACGTCAGGGTGCTTTTGTGTGAAGAGGAGTGCCATAGAGGCACCACCTAGGAATGGTTCACGAAACTCTTCAATACCAGCAGGGAACCAGTCATACAGCATCTTTGCTGCTCGTGACTTACCACCTGGGTATCTCAGTGGGGTCTTCAATAACTTCATAATACATTGATTCTTGCCATAGGTACGCCTTGTGGTCCAGCATTGACTGCACCATGTGGTAGTGCGTTGAAAGACATCGTAAATCGATCATCTTCTCTCGCCTGAGGTTCACTGAAATGTCTCAACCATCCAGGGAAGATAAGAAGTTTACCAGGTTCTGCCTCAAACTTTTCATAGGGTCCGTCGAAGTGATCCCTAATGATCTCCAAGGTATCAAGATTACGGATATCAACAGGGTCTTGAAAGACAGTCCTACTTCCTTCGGTGAAGTAGTATACACCAGAGAGATAAGAATAAGGATGACGATGAAGAGGATGACCAGCGCCTGACTTACCAGGTGCCCAGTTTGCCCAAGAAAGAGAGATTTTAAGTTCTTCAACCTGCAATGCAAGATCGCAACGCATGTATTCCAGACAGTCATGGAAGAATCCAATCAGCGGGAGCATCGGTTCCTCTTTATGTATGTCTCCACGACTGGTTCTGACACCAGCAGGGTAGTTATACATGGACATCTCTAAGGTCTTGATAAAATCAAGTGCCTTGTCTGACATCCACATGTCTTCTTCGTCGAGTCTAAACTCATATATGTCAGTTGGGAATAACCCGTGCTTCTTCATCATTGGAATTCACACTCCACCAATAATTTCACTATTCATTTCCTTTAAGACCTTTCTAAACTCATCCTCAGGAAACGCCATTCTACCAAGATTATATAACCTTCTAGTCAGAACAGTGTTTTCATAAGTATATCCAAGTTGATTATCAAGACGCTCAACACTAATTGCTAGTGGATGATGTTTGATATAGTTATATTCCTCTTTAAGAGGCAAACCAGACCAATAACATTTTCCATCTTGCTCGTCAAACTTTTTAATCAACAAACCTTCATCCAAAAGAATTTCTTTGACTGGACGATTATTTACCCTGTTTCTAC